TATTTTGTATATGGTGGAACAGATACACAACAAAGGGAAGAAATTCGTGGATTGGTTGAGGGGCATGACAAATCCACAACTATTGCGAGCTATGGTACTTTTAGTACTGGTATTAATATTCGTAACATTAACAACATCGTGCTCGCAAGTCCATCTAAATCAAAAATACGAGTCTTGCAGTCTATTGGACGAGGATTGCGTACATCATCAACTAAAGATTCCATTTTAATATTTGATATTGCAGATGATATAAGTTACAAAGAAAGACGTAACTTTACTCTTAATCATTTCTTTGAACGTATAAATATTTTCAATGAAGAAGAATTTAATTACGAAATAAGTAAGGTAAAAATTAAATGAATAATATTTCATATACGGTTTTAAAACTAGCTAACGGAGAAGAGATAATCTGTGAAGTAGATTTTGAGCAATATGATGATTCTAAAGATTTGATTAAACGTGTTTATGAAATCCAAAATCCATTACTAATGACTCATACTAAAGAAATAAGTCCAGAAGGTATGCGTGAAGGATTAAGCTTGTCACGATGGTTTCAACCATTTACGGAACAAAAATATTTTTCTATACCAGCAACTTCAGTAGTAACATCAGCCGAAGCATCGCCAGGACTTTCAAAATATTATGAATATGTTCTTAAAAGAATAAGTAGTGATATTGATGAGCTTGTTCATAAGCTTGATCAAAAGAAATTAGATGATTATAGTAATGATGAGATATATGATGAACTCTTAGAAGAAGAAGAGTCACCAAGTAAATTAATTCATTAACGGTTCCACATAACCTATTATACACATAAATTTATATTTGTCAAGTTCCTTTGGGGTATTGACATATAATCCTCAGTATAGTATAGTAAGTAAGTATATTGGGAGTACCTTATGAAGAAAAATAAAAAGCAAAAGCCACATTACGTAGATAACAAAAAGTTTTTACAGGCAATGATTGATTGGCGTGAAACTTGGCCAGATGAAGAAAATATTCCACCAGTAACAGGTTATATTGGTGAGTGTTTTTTAAAGATAGCAACACACTTATCCTATAGACCAAACTTTATTAATTATACTTACAGGGATGAGATGGTTTCAGATGGTATTGAAAACTGTTTACAGTATGTAAAAAACTTCAATCCAGAGAAGTCTAAAAATCCCTTTGCATATTTTACACAAATAATCTACTATGCATTTTTGCGTAGAATACAAAAAGAGAAAAAACAAACGCACGTAAGAAATAAAATAATTGAAAAGGGTAATTTTGAGTCTTGGACAGTTATGGATGGTGATGATACAGGCTACACTGTATCAGGTTTTGATCCTACAATTATGTTACCAGATGAGGATGTATACAAACCTAAAAAGAAAGATATTAAACCAGCAAAAGGTTTAGAGAAATTTATGGAGACAGATACTTGAAGATTGCAATAATTTCCGACACACATTTTGGAGCTAGAAATGACAATCTAAACTTTAACGAATACTTTTACAAATTCTATGACAATTTATTTTTTCCGACTCTAAAAGAAAGAGGTATTACAACTTGTGTTCACATGGGCGATGTTGTAGATCGGCGTAAGTATATAAGTTATAGAATTGCAAATGATTTTCGTGAGAGATTTATTAATCGTTTCAAAGAGATGGGTATTGATCTTCACATTATAATTGGTAATCACGATACTTATTATAAGAATACAAATGAAGTAAACTCTATGGAAGAGCTTGTTGGTTCTGATAGATTTAAAATCTACACAGTCCCAGAGGTTGTAGAGTTTGATGACACACCTATTTTGTTTATGCCTTGGATTAACTCAAACAACTATGAAATTTCAATGGATGCTCTGAATACTGCAAATGCAGATATTCTTATGGGTCATCTTGAGGTTAGTGGTTTTGAAATGTATAAAGGACATAAATCAGAGGGTAAGTTTGAGAAGAAATTATTTCGTAGATTTGAAACAGTATTCAGTGGACACTTTCATCACAAGTCAGATGATGGCCAAATCTTTTATCTTGGTACACCTTATGAATTGTTCTGGAATGATTTTCAAGACCCTAAAGGTTTTCATATCTTTGATACTGGTACAAGAGAACTTGAGCGTATTGTAAATCCTTACACGCTGTTTGAGAAGATTTACTATGATGATACAGTTAATGATTACAGTCATATGGTAGGGCCTACTAGCACTGCTCATGATTTTCAAAAATACAAAGAGAAGTATGTAAAACTCATAGTGGTAAATAAGAAAGACTTGTATCAGTTTGATCTGTTTACTGACAGACTTCTAATGGCTGACGCACACGAAGTGAAGATCATTGAGGATTTCTCAGAGTTAGATGCAAACAATGTATCAGATGAAATTGTAGAAAATACAGAAGATACTATGACGTTACTTGAGAAGTATATTGAAAAAAAAAAAAAAACACTAGATAAAAAGAGACTCAAGAACACGATGAAGTCTTTATATAATGAAGCACAGGATTTGGAGCTATAATTGATAATTTTTAAATATGTGAAGTTTCGTAATTTTTTAAGTACCGGCAATCAATTTACCGAAATACAACTAGACAGAAACCCAACAACACTCAACATAGGAGAGAACGGCTCTGGTAAGTCTACTGTTCTTGATGCGTTGTGTTTTGGTTTATTTGGTAAACCATTTCGTAATATCAATAAACCACAATTAGTCAACTCTGTTAATAATGGTAGTTGTGAAGTTGAGGTAGATTTTAAGATTGGTACTAAATCTTTCAAAGTGATTCGTGGAATTAAGCCAACCGTGTTTGAAATTTACATTAACGGTAAGATGTATAATCAAGATGCAAATGCAAGAGACTACCAGAAATATCTAGAGCAACAAATACTAAAACTAAACTATCGTAGTTTTACACAAGTTGTTATTCTAGGTAGTTCAACATTCATTCCATTTATGCAATTGAAGGCTCGTCAACGTAGAGATGTTGTTGAGGATATTCTAGACATTCAAATTTTCTCTTTGATGAATATGCTTCTAAAACAGAAGTTGAAAACAATTCAAGAACATCAGAGGGATGCCACATATAATATAGATTTGACTACTGAAAAGATTACTTTACAGAACAAGTATATTGATGATGTTAAGAAGAATAAGAATAAGTTGATTAAAGATAAGGTTGATATTATTTCTGGTAATGAGGAAGAAATCCACAGTAGACATAAGAAGATTAGTGATCTTGAAAAGGCCAATGAAGATTTGGGATTCAATACTACACACCTAAACGACACAACTGAAAAGGTTCAGAAGCTAAAGGGTATTGATGCAACACTAAAAGAGAAACGATCCTCAACAAAGAAGTATGTGGACTTCTTTGAAAAAAATGATGACTGTCCTACTTGTGAACAACATATAGATGAAACATTTAAAGAAAATATGATTGTGACCAAGAAAGGTGAGCATGATAAGTTTGATTCTGGTATTCTAAAATTGTCTGATGAGTTAAAACGACAAGAGGATTTATTGGAAGCAATTAATAATTATATTGGGAAGATACGAGAAAATGATGCTGAGATTGGTAAAATTACTTTCTCTATTAAAGAGATGGAAAAATTCAATACCACTTTACAATCAGAGATTGTACAACTACAGTCGGGCGAAATCAGTAAAGAGGATATGGATAAATTAAAGAAACTTAAAAAGTCTTTAAAGTCATATGAGAAACAACAGCATGGTTTGCGTGAAGATCAATCTTACGCAGAGGCTGCTCGTAGTATGTTAATGGATACTGGAATCAAAACCAAGATTATCAAACAGTATCTTCCTATTATGAACAAACTGATAAACACCTATCTTACTGCAATGGAGTTCTATGTAAACTTCACACTGAATGAAAATTTTATAGAAACGATTAAGTCTCGACACAGAGATGAGTTCACCTATGCGTCCTTTAGTGAAGGTGAGAAGATGCGTATTGACCTTGCACTACTCTTTACATGGAGAGCAATTGCAAAGATGAAGAACAGCACAAATACTAATCTACTGATACTAGATGAGATATTTGACAGCTCTCTCGACTCGACAGGAACAGATGAATTTCTCAAGATACTCAATACTTTAGATAATGAAAACATATTTGTGATTAGTCATAAACAGGATGTACTTGTAGACAAGTTTAAAAGTACAATTAGATTCCATAAGGTGAAAAATTTTAGTCATGTGGCAGAGTAATGGGTAAACGATCAAACTTTGAAAGAAAACCTAGAGACTATTACCAAACGCCCTTTGTAGCGGTAGAGCCCCTTATCGAACATTTACCTAGAAAATTTAGTTTTGCAGAACCATGTGCTGGTGATGGTGCGTTGTGTAGTCACTTGGAATGGCATGATGGTGTTTGTATGTGGGCAAGTGATATAGAACCACAACACGAAGGCATACATCAAAATGATTATACAGATATTGGTGAAGAACAATGTTTAGAATCAGACTATATAATTACAAATCCGCCATGGGATAGAAAAATATTGCATCCTATGATTGACCATTTTTGTAAAATACGGCCGACTTGGTTACTATTTGATGCAGATTGGATGCATACAGTTCAAAGCAAACCGTATATGTTTAATTGTGAAAAGATTGTTAGTGTTGGGCGAATCAAGTGGTTTGGTAACATGACAGGCAAAGATAATTGTGCTTGGTACTTATTTTCAGATAAGTATGAACCACTGAAGTCTACAGAATTTTATGGGAGAATATGATGTCAGTATTTCAATTAGTAGATAAAGATAATACAATGCT